TTCGTGCTGACGCGACAGCCGAGAAGCAGGCGTTGCAGCTCCGAAACACCTTACGCACGATCGCGACCAAGGCTGATAAAGACGTTGCCGTCGCTCTCGAGCGTTACCTGGACCAACCACCGACCCTGACCGAGGTCACCGTGAAAGAACCGAAGAAACCTGCCACGGAGGGCGCGGTCGTGCGCGCCGATTACTACCGCCACACCTGCTTGGAGCTGGGACGCACCGAAACGACGGTCCGGTACATCCCGCTCAGCGATGGCTCGCTTGACGTCCTCACGGCGGGCGTTGAGACGTTTGAAGAAGAGTTTCTGCACGTGATGCCTGACTACCCCGTCGCCAAGGCGGCTCAGCTCTACGTGCAGTTTTCGCTCCACCTCGGAGCTACCCCTGAGGCCCTCAAAGAGCTGGGCCGTTTCGTTAACATCACCAAGAAGGAGTATGACATGGCTACTGCCAAGCCCGTGACCGAAGGTACGAAGAAGCCGACCCCAGCAGTCAAGAACGCTGCGGGAAAGGCCTCGGCCCCTCCGGCGGCGAAGAAGGCGACGACCAAGCCCGCTGCGGCCGAGAAGCCGGCAGTGAAGGTTCCGGCGGCGAAGAAGGCGGCTGCCGGTCCGGCGGCGAAGAAGGTCCCCGTGCCGCGTGGGCCCTCGGCCTCGAGCCGCTTCCAGGAGCTGATCATGGAGGGCAAGCTGACTGACGACGAGATCTTCGCGGCGGTCAAGAAAGAGTTTGGGCTTTCCGATGAGAAGCGCTCTTACGTCGCCTGGTACCGTAACTATCTGGCCAAGAAGGGCAAGAACCCGCCCGCCGCAAAGGAAGCCAAGAAGGCCGCGTAAGCCCCGCTCGGGGTAGCGCACCGAACGGGGAGCGGGCTGGCTCCCCTTTCTAACTTTGGAGGTTCACATGCCCGTCAACGGTACCAGGGCGAAGAAGCGCGACGCGGACGAGTTCGACCAGACCTCGCTCCGGCTAAACGGCGGGGCTGCCCGCACCCTTCACAGGGACTTCACCGCTCACTTCTTTCGTTGGTCATTCGCCCGGCGACTTATCAAAAAGACTGACCACGTCCTTGACCTAGGCTGCGGGGTCGATCAACCGCTGAAGCGGATCCTCTTCGAGAGCGCGGGCGGCCCGCTGGCGGCAAGCTACACCGGGGTTGACCTGAACCAGCTGAAACCGCAGGGTAACCAGCACGTGACGTTGCACGGTGAGACGGACTTCGCCTCGAACGGGGGCTATCGGAAGGTGCTCGACGGCCACCCGGAGGGGTTCGACGTCGTGGTGCACTTTGAGATCATCGAGCACATGCCGGTTGAAGCCGGCAAGAAGTTGCTCTCGAACTGCTTCAAGGCGCTCAAGCCAGGCGGCATGATGCTCATGAGCACGCCGGTCTACGACGGCAAGCACCACGCAGCCAACCACATCCACGAGTACGTGGTACCGGAGCTGCAGGCGATGGTGCAGAAAGCGAGGTTCAAGCTTGAGCAACGTTTTGGAACCTTCATGGATGTGAAGCACATCGGAAAGGTGGAGTCGACCATGTACCCGCAAGGGCCGGAGGAGCGCGACGCGATCAAGCGGGTTAAGGAAGCGTTGGCCCGGTATTACGACAACGACGCGCTCTCGAACATCTTTGGGCCCCTCTACCCTGACCACGCTCGGAACAACGTGTGGGTTTGTAGGAAGCCTGCCCTATGAGCCTCTATCCACCCCGTCACAACTCGATGACCTTCTCACAGGTGGTAACCGAGTGCGAGCGCTTGCTGACGTTGGCGAACTACTGCCGGCCCTTCAGGCTCTCTAACGGCGTGTACGACCTCTTAACCGATGAGGGCGAGCTCATCATTAAGCTAGACACCCATGAACCGGTAGCTAGAAAGATTCCGATGGCCGATCTGAACCTGAGCTTGGAGCTTTATTCCAAAACTCACCTTCAGCAACTGGTCGGCGTAGCGGTGGCCCAAGCCCTGGCGGAGGACGTTAAGCGCCAGGCCGAACCCGGCTATGCAGGGATACCTCAGAGCTTCGGGGAGCGGCGGGCAGAGCGCGAGAACCGTGCGAGTCTACGCTCGGTCCGCGACGCGCTGGTTGATCTGCTACGCACGATCGATTCTGGCGACCCTGATTACCAGAACCTGAGGGTCGGGGTGATCGCGATCAGGCTGGTCGACCAGGACGGGAGCAAGTGTACTCACTGGTACGCGGGCGGCCCGGATTTTGACATGACCACCGGCGTGGGGTTGCTGCACCGCGCTGCTTTCATGATACAGGAGGATTGATGACTAAGCAACTCACCGCTCTCGCGGGCGACGTCTTCGCGGGGCTCTTTACCGCTGGGGTCAAGCAGGCCGGGTTCAAGGTGCTGGGAACCTTAGAGCATACCGACTACGGGGCGAAGACCGCGCGCCTGAACCACCCGGAGGTCGAGCAGCACCTCAAGGTCACCGACTGGGGTGCTGACGGCCCCGCGTCGCGCTACACCGGCAAGGTGGACTTCATGTTCACGAACCCGCCATGCGCGCTTTGGAGCCAGGCTCGTGGTAAGCCGAAGGCTGCGTGGCAGTCTCCAGATCCCAGGTTAAGCTGGGCTCCTGACCTGATCGAAGCGGGGCTCGTAATCCAACCCAAAGCCTGGTGTTGGGAGTCCGTGACCAACGCCTGGCGGCATGGTCATGAGTTCGTCATCGAGCAAGCTCAGAAGTGGGCTAACGCCGGCTACTCAGCGACGGTTTTACTGCAGAACAACATGTATCTGGGCGTGCCGCAAATCCGTCCGCGGATGTTCCTGATCGCTCATAAGCACCCGCTGGTCTGGCCAGAGCTTACGGAACCAGTAACCGTGGGCCAGGCTCTAAAGGGGTTGAAGCCTAAAGAAAGCGAAAAGCAATACCTCGACGATGATTTGAAGATGCTCTGGGAAGCTGCCGGCAACGGTCGCGACCTCTTTCATGCGTTTCACGGCCTCTCGGGGGAGGATCAGCAAGCGTTTCGCGAACGCACCGGCCGCGGCGCGCCGTCGTTCTTGGTCAAGAAGCTTCGTACTGACAGACCGTCTAAGGTGATCTTGGGTGGACTTATAACCCTGCACCCCACGGAACCGCGATACCTGACTTACGCTGAGTATCTCAGGCTTTGCGGCGCTCCGGTCGATTGGGTTCCGTCGTCTAGTTCGCTCTCTACAACCACAGCTGAGCTCTCTCGCGCCGTCATGCCGCCCGTCGGCCGCTGGCTTGCGACCGCCGTGGCCGAGGGCTTAAAGCAACGACCGCTGAAGGCTCCGCAGTACCGGCTGGTTGACCTCTCGAAGGGCCCTGATGAGCACGCGCGCGAGGAGGAGCTCTGGTGAGAACCATCTGGCTGGTCGAAGGTGGTGAGCCGTTCGAGCAGACGTACCCGATCCGAGCGTACGAGCGCCAGGAGGACGCTGAGCATCTCATGGTGCGTTTGCAACTTCACAGTAGCCGGAAGCCGCAGCTCTCTCCCGGGACCCCCTTCACCGGTGAAGCGTACGAAGCCTATTGCCAACAGCTTGCCAAGTGGGCGGCTCGCTGCCCGGTGAAGGGTTCAACGTTCAGTGAATTTTCTGTAACCGAAGTAGTCCTATATTCTCCAAGGATACCCGTATGATAACCCAAGCTTTCGTCGATGACCTCGCTCTCGTGATCAACAAGCATTCAGCCGAGCAGGACAGCAACACCCCTGACTTCATCTTGGCCGCGTTCGCCGCCAACGTGATCGTGGCCTATGGCAACGCGCTCAAAGAGCGCAAGCGCTGGTACGCCGAGGACGCCGTCTGCACCCCGATCGGGATTCCGGCCCGGACCCAGGACCCCGAGTTCTTGGACATCCGGCACTTCCACACCAAGTTCAACCAGATCGTCAACTTTGAACCGACGTTCATCTCGCTGCGGCTGGCCGAGGAGCGGTTCAAGTTCATGCAAGAGGAGCTGAAAGAGTGGTGGGAGAAGGGCGTGCTGAAGCATGATATGGACGAGATCGCGGATGGTCTGATTGACCTCGTCTACGTGGCCAAGGGCACGGCGGTGATGTACGGGCTCCCGTGGCGTGACCTCTGGGAGGATGTGCAGCGGGCCAACCTGGCCAAGGTGCCGAAGGTTACGCACCGTGGGACGACCCACGACGTTGGCAAGCCCGAGGGCTGGGTACCGCCACAGACGACCCAGATCCTGCGAGAGGCCGGTTACCATCCCGACCATTGCTGGCGCGACGAGGATTATGAGGACAGCGGGATCATGGCTTACCAGGGGCCGGTTCGAACCAACGGTGGCACATTCGAGAGCAGTGGGGAGACCACCGTGCTGGCGCTTAACCCCGGCGTCTCGCCGCTAGGAGCTAATTGTCACGGTCTGGGGCCTGACGTCGGTGATGGTTCGAACCCGGATTATACGCTTGAGAACCCAATCGGCGGGGTGGAACGATGAGCAACCGGAAAACCGTTACCATCTTCGAGGGCTGCGACGGCTCTGGCAAGACCACGGCGGCGCAGGCGTTTGCGAAGCACACCGGCGCGCGCTACGTCCACTCTGGACCCTACCCGCAGGTGGGCGGGGGCCTCGCGCGGTTCTACGCCGAGGCCATGCTGCCGGCCGTCCTGGGTTATCAGGACGTGGTCATGGATCGCTCCTGGCTCTCGGAGCAGCCATACGGCGCGGTCTACCGGAACGGCAGCGACCGCGTGGGCGCGATCCACCGCCGGATGCTTGAGCGCCTGGCGCTCTCATGCGGGGCGCTGGTGATCCGCTGTGACCCCGGCGCTGAGGTCTGCGTGGCGAACTGGCTCGGCCGGAGGGGTCAGGAGTACCTTGATCACGCTGACGAGGTCGAGGACGTGAACCGTTACTATCGTATGGACCTCCGTACCGAGCTGACGATCGTTGACTATGACTACACCCAGCAGGTCGGGTTCTACCTGCCCGAGATCTTGGATAACTTTCGATCACCTGTGCACGCGGTTGAAGTAGCCTCCGCTGGGCACTGGAGCGGGAGGGTGGCGCTGATCGGCGATAGCTTCGGGGAGCAGAAGGACGGGGACCTGAGCTACCGGTGGCCGTTCGCCTCGTTCTCGGGCCATGGGTGCAGCCGCTGGCTCACCGAGCAGCTGATCATCGGCGAGATCCCGGAGTGGTTGCTCTTTTGGGCCAACGCCGATATGTTACCGTGGACCAGCGGCCCGAATCTTGCCACCTACGACCACGTGATCGCGCTCGGTGATGTCGCCCACAAGAAGCTCGTGGAGCTGGGCTACGACCACCACGCGGTGGCCCACCCGCAGTACATCAAGCGGTTTAACCACGGCCAGCCGTACGAACTGGTCACGCTCTTGAAGGAGTTGCTCGGATGAACCACGTTTGGAGTGCCTTGCTCGCCCGGATCCTGCTCGGCGGGGACCAGGTGAGCCCGCGCGGTAAGCTGACGAAGGAGCTGCCTCAGGCCACGATCGAGATCGAGCTGCGCAGGCCCGTGCTCACGGACCCACGCCGCAAGCTCTCATACACCGGCATGGCCGCAGAGGCGTTTTGGATCCTCTCAGGGTGGTCTGCGCTCGTCGAGATCGAGCCCTACCTGCCACGGATGCGTAACTTCAGCGACGACGGCGTAACGCTTGCTGGGGCCTACGGGCCGCGGATCCACCAGCAGCTCGACTACGTGGTGAAGAAGCTGCTGGACGACCCTGACACGCGCCAAGCCGTGCTGACGCTTTGGGACCGGAACCCTGGCCCATCGAAGGATTACCCCTGCACCGTGGCCATGGACTTTAAGCTCCGTGGCGGGAAGCTGAACTTGCACGTCTTCATGCGGTCGTCGGACGCGTGGCTCGGCGTGCCGTACGACGTCTTCAGCTTCTCAATGGTGGCGCACCTGGTCTGTTGCCGGCTGAACCAGCACCGGGCTACCGCTGCGCCGGATCAGGCGCTGAGCCCGAACTACGTCGAGCCGGGCACGCTCTACCTGACGGCGGCCTCGAGCCACCTGTATGAGGAGAACTGGCTCAAGGCGCTGGCGTGCCTGAGCCCGCTCGAGGCTCACAGCGCTCAGTACGAGACGCCGGAACCACTTTGGACGAACGAAACTCAACTGAAGTTCAGGCTCGAGCTGCTGAGGCAGAGCGGGAAGGGTGACCGCTTGCGGTGGTGGGAGAGCGGCCAATGAGACCTTCACGAGACGCTTGGGCCCTAGGGGTCGCGAAGCTGACCGCTCAGCGGTCGACCTGCCTCCGTCGCGCGGTCGGGTGCGTGCTGCTTGACGCTAGGGGCCACGTGCTGGCGACCGGCTACAACGGGGTGGCGGCGGGGCAGCCTCATTGCAACGAAGAGGTGGAAAAGTTTGCCTCATTTGACGGTGGCACGTTGCTGCCAGGCTTTGTTGGATTTGGTACCAGCGAGCACCCCTACGCGTGTCCCGGGGCCCAAGCCCCGAGCGGCACGGCCCTGGACGAATGCTACGCAACCCACGCTGAGATGAACGCCCTGCTGCAGTGTCACGACGTCTGGCAGGTCGACACCGCTTACGTGACCGCGTCGCCCTGCGTACACTGTACGAAGCTGCTCCTAAACACCTCGTGCCGGCGGATCGTTTTTCTCGAAGAATACCCCGCTCCTGCCGCATACAAGCTTTGGGCCGGAGCGGGCCGTGACTGGGAGCACTACCGGGAGCCCGTATGATCAAGCAAAACCTACAGGTCGTCAAGCCGAAGGCGCGCCAGGTGCGTGGGACCGAGTCGCAGCCACCGTTCTGGGTGGTCTACGGGAGCGGCCACATCCGAACCGGTCTAACCATGGACGTGGCTTATAAACGCTGGGTGGAAGAGTACATCAACCGAGCCCTCTATGGACCACCACGAACCCCGTGAGAGGCGGCCGTTGCCGGCCAGGGTCATCGCGGTCCTCGAGCGGGCAGGGCCGCTGACCCTCGCTGAGATCGCGAACCGGCTGACGATGGTTGATGACAAGCCGCTCCTCCTCGAGACCCTGGAGGACCTCGGGGAGGATTGGGTGACGGAGACCATCGTCAAGGGGCGGGGACCCGCGCGGCCGCAGCGGGTCTGGAGCGTGGTGGGCGACTCGAGGCTCCGGCAGCTCGAGCCGTTCCCGAAGGTCAGCTACCGGGCGGCAACGGTGCTGGAGGCGTTCCAAGCGGCGGCACGGCGGCGGTTGCGGCCGAAAGGGCGACGAGGGCGCGGAGCTTAGCCGCAACGTTCGCGATGTCATGATCATCGCGGCTCAGCCCTCCGGGCCAGGCACTCGGGTCCTCGACGCTGAGCGAGCCGTCCTCGAGCAGGTGCCACCACGTCTGGGGTGGGTGACGTGCCTCGTTCGAGAGCCACGGCCAGTCGACGAAGATGTCGTGACCGTTCACCACCGAGAGCGCGACCGAGCCGAAGACCGTCTTAAAGCGGTCATAGTATGACGCGTTGGCGCTCCGCGGCGATTCGAACGTGAGCAGCTGAGCGATCAAGGATGGGTCCATGAAGAGCGGCGCGTACCTGGCCCGCCAGCCACCGAGGGAGTGACCTTCGATGCAGAGCGGGCCGACCCCGGCCACACCTTGAGCCCAACCAAAGAGTTCGCGGCAACCACTGTATGCGCCTGCCAAGACCTGAGCCCCCTGGCCCACGTTCACCCAGCCCGTCTCGAGGTCGTCAAAGATGTCACCGAGCTTTCCGTCGCTGAACCGCGTGCCCGAGATGCTGAGATACGTTCGGCCGAACGCGTCGGAGCTCAGCACCGCCTGATGGTCACTGTTCTGGTAGAGCCCGTGCCACTGAAGACCCAGGGCTTCGAACGCGGCCTGCGAGGCGGCCTGGTCGGTCACATAAGCTGCGTTGGCACGCTCGGCCGCCGCGAGCACGGTCGTTAGCGCGAAGGTCACGCCGCGCTCCCCGAGGCTGGCGCTGAAGCTCCCACGGGAGCCGCTGCCGGGGCCGAGGCAGGCACGGGCGCGCTCGTCGTAGCGCTCGCCTGGTTAAACGCCGCCAGCGCGTTCTGGATCGTCAGCTTACCGATCCCGATCGCAGCAATGAGCAGCGGCTTGTTCGCGGCGGGGATCAGCGTCGAGGCGTTGATCGCCGCGTCGACCGCCGGGATACCGGTCGCCAGGAGGCTTTGGACCGAGGTCACGGTCACCGAGCTCGCGGTCGTGCAGAAGAGACCGTTGGCGGTCGCGACCGCCGTGATCGACGGGTCGAGCGCTGCCACCGACTGCAAGGTGGGTTGGATCACCTGACAACCAGCCACGACGTCAGCCTGAAGCTTGGTAAGAAGCTGGGTGGCGGTCTGCTGCTGAGCGGTGCTGCAAGCGCCCAGGCACACGGCGATGAGCAGAGCGGCAAGTTGGGCAAAGCGTTTCATCGTACTTCTCCTAGTGGCCCACGTTGATCGTGGGCAGGTTGACGGCCACGTGGCCGGTGACGAGCAAGCTGAAGAGACCCATCAGCCCGTAGCGGAGTTCAGGGTCGTTGAGCTTCAGCAGGTCCATGGTGATGAGTGCGGCGGTGCAGCCTACACCCACCACGATCTTTTGCCAGTGGTTCATTCTACCTCCTTAAACGTTTTGAAAGATGTTGGCCAGCACCGTCGCGCCGCGCCGCGTCCAACCCTTCCCGTCAGCGGGCCAGTTGGCACAGCTCGTCCAGTAGTTCAGGTGGGCTGCCATGAAGGCGAGCGCGAACTTCGCGGGCGCGAGGTTCCGCAGCGCCGCGATCGTCTGGGCTCCGATGACCCCGTCCTGAGCCACGCCCGCGATGCCCTGGATGGTGGTAGTCAGGTGCTCAAACCCGTTGTAAGCCGCGTCGAAGATCGGGTACGCGGTCACCGGCGAGAGCTGGTCGAGCTGGTACGGGTCCCAGTAGCGGGTTTTCGCCAGCGTCTGGGCCATCCCATAGGTCAGGTTCACGAGGTCAACGCCCGGGAAGGTGGCGGCCGAGATCCCGAACTTAGATCCGATGAACTGGCCCTGGCCCACGACGCCCGAGGCCCAGTTGCCAGGGTCCGAGGGGTCGGAGCTTAGGGCCGTGCCCTCGGTACCGACCACGAGAGCAAAGACGTCGCTGAAGGTAGCAATCATCACTTATCTCCGGTGGCGTGGTGGCTTCCTGACCTTGTCACGCCAAAACACGTAAGCTTGCATGCTCGTGTAAACCAACGTAACGATCAACACGAGCTTCGAGAGGGTCAACCCTCCGACGATCGTCCCAACCCACGCTAACCCTGCTTTCCACTTGTCCCAGTCCATTTCTTCCCCGTTTTGAGCTTGTGTTATGGGATGCGGTTAATTGACAGATAGCTCACCGTACCGCTGGTAGCCATTGAGACCGAACCGCCGGTATTTTGAAACGCCTGGATCACGAGCGTCTGCCCGGAAGTCATGGTCACGATCGATGAGGCCGGCACACAGACCGCATCTGTGGATGTCGATTCTTGGTAAAACGAGCCCACATAGACATTGGAACCGCCCACCACGAAAGCCACAGAATATTGGGCATTCACAACGCCGACGTGCGAGGCAAAACAAAGTTGAGCGGATACCTGGTAATAATCCGTTGCTGGAGCCGTGAATGTGCCGGTCGAGGCATTGAAGTTTGCATTGACCCGGTCGAAGTTCTTCGTCCAAGTGGTGAGGGTCGTCTGTGTGCCGCTAGAGATGCTTTGACCGGCTGAGTTGCTATAGAGCAGCGCGTCGTTCCCAGGCGCGGCCAGGGAGCCCGCCACGGACAGGTTGCCACCGTCGGTGAGCGACAGGATGTCGGCTGAGCCGGCGCTGTTGATGATGTTGAACGTGCCACCGAGCACCTGCAGGTACTTGCTCGGCGTGGTGGCGCCGTTCCCGGTCATCAAAATGGCCGCGCCAGTCGCCGTGTTACTGGTCGAGCTGATGGACTGCGTTACACCGGAGGTCAAACTATTGGATATCGCCTGCGTCTGCAGGCCGGTCATTGACGTGATGTTCGCATTGGCGCCGGATGTCGCGATGGACGAATTGCAGCCGAAGCCCGAACCATTCGTCCATTGCAGCGCTTGAGCCGCGCCGTTGCAGCCTGTCACCGATACCGCTGTTGGACTAGCGCTGGAGTTTGTGGCATTCCCCACCAGCGAGTTGGCCGAGATCGCGGAGAGTCCGCTCAAGCCCAACGTGCTCCAGCCTGGCGCGCTCGACGAGCCAGTCGATACGATCGCTTGACCGCTCGACGAACCGGTCGGATTAAGCAACTGAACCGGAACCAGCGTGGCTCCGAAGACGGAGGCGGACAGGGCCGCCAGGATGAGAGAAAGGAAGCGTTTCACGTCATGATCCCCTGTGCAAGATTGGCGCCGAACGCGCCCGCTGATGTAATTTGCGTGCCGTTGTAGAGCAGCTTGTTGCCCGAGCCACCGCTAATGCAGCCCGCGTCCACCTTGGACATGCGGCATTCCGTCGAGACGACCGAGGTTCCATTGCACCAGATGCCCTGCGGGAAAGCTCCCGCCGCCCCCTTGACCACCGTGTCAATCACCGTGCGCGCGACGGTCGTAAGGTAGATCGCAGCTTGAGTGCCGGCGACGACTTGGCCGTTGTTCACGATGTCGTTGACCGAGATATTGGCCGAGTTCTCGATCACAATCGGCTGCTTCGAACCGTTGTGCATGTTGCCATTCGCCACAACGCCGGCCGAAGAGCCCAAGATCATGAGGCTAGCCGCAGCCGGACCCGCCTGGCAGTCGCCCTGATTATTCGTGAGGCTCACCATGCCATCGCAAGCATTTAACAGAAAGCAGGCGCTTGCTGATGTCGCTGCGCCGCTCGGCGCCGCATAGCAATCGATGATGCTGACCGCGGCATTGGCCCCAAGCGTATTCATCGAGATGCCGGCAGTCGTGAAGGCGTCGAAGATTCCGCCGATCACATGCACGTCCTGATCGGTGAACTCGCTGCCTGAGCCCGTGATGTTCATGCCGGTCGCTAGACTGGCAGTCGCAGGGCGAATGAGGAATGTATCGACGGGTGCATCGTTAAGAAGATAGCCGATCGGGTTGGTGAGAACGGGTGAGCCGCCTACAGATGCGCTCGGATCGATGTAATAGCTCGATGCATTCCCGCCGGCCTCGCCAATAGATGCGTTGCCATTCTGAAAAAACGCCCAAAAGATGTCATTGGTCGTTGTTGTGCCTTGCAGGCTGCGAAATGAATAAGGCCGAATGAACTGAGTGTTGACGCAACCATTTTCAACAAAGCCGAGTGAGTTTTCGGCGGCGCAGACATCTTCAACGATAGCCGAGAGTGTGTATTGCAGGCGCAGACCGGCTACGCCATTGATCTCTTGGCCGACCGCTGGCGGGACAATCGTCGCGCTGCGCGTGAGCACTATGCGCTTGATAGCGGAATTGGCGAGAAAGCTATTGACGCTTCCTGGATTGCTTGCGAGACCGCAAAAGAGAACGTCTGTCGTGCCTGTCGTGACAATGATCCGCGCCGTTGCTCCGGTCTGCTGAAGCGTAGGCGATGCCAGAGGACCCTGGATGCTCCGATATGGCGTCGTGAGTTGCACCGGCCCAGAGACGTAATAATCAGCCTGCTGCAATTCGGTGATCGGGCATGCGACGATGCAGGCATTGATCGATGGCAGGCAATCCGTAGATGAGCTATTTGTGACGGCGCCCCACCACTCGGGGTAACCCTTCTCCTGGAACCGGAGGTTAAACACTACTAGGCCCGCCGCGTTCGGGCCAGAGACCGGCAAACAGTTGAAGATCTGGAAGACCCCGGCTTCAATCCCGTTGTTAAAGGTGACGGTGGCTCCGGCGGCGATCTTCAGCACCGCCCCAGGCTGGAAGATGAACCGGTTGCTCAGCGTCAGGTTCGAGCTGATCAGGTAGGTGCCCGGCGGAACCAGGATGTCATCCGACACGCCGTTCGTCAGCAAGAACGCGGGTTGATCGTTGGTCGTGCCGTTGCCGGTAGCCCCGAAGCGAGGGTCGCGAACGGTCATCAGGTAGTTCAGCCGGTTCGCGAGCGCCGAGCCAGCCGCCACCGAAGCGTCGGTAACCGCGCCGTTGCCGGGCGTGCCGATCGTTAGCGCGGTGCCACCCTTGACGTAGACCTTGTTCGTCCCCAGGGGGATCACAGCGTTAAAGGTCAATGTTTCGTTGTTGGCCCCGCCGAGTGAGAAGGTGTCAGCGCCCTGCTCGTCACCGTCAAACGCGATCCAGAGGTTGTTCGCTGACCCATAATTCTGCGAGAGCGTCAAGCTGGTACTAACCCCTGCGGTAAAGTCAGCCCCTGCCACAAACCCGTAGTTTCCACCCAACCCCTTCTCATCCGTCATGTTCCCGGCCGCGAAGTTCGTGGGAACTGACACGTTATCCTTGGTCCAGAACGGGTTGGTCGGCGGATCGCTGTCGGTCGACGGCGAGAGGATGAACTTGTAGTTCTGGGCGGGGCTCAGCCAGCACGAGCACTGACCGTTTGAATCAAGGATGATCGGGTTGGTGTTCGGCACCGCGCCCGTGCTGTCAGTGTATGACGTCGCTTTGGTCGTGGTGCCAGCGTTATAGACGAAAAGCTTGCCCCCGGCGAGCGGGACCCCGTTTTGGTTGAACTGCGGTTCAACCCAAGGCATCAGGTTAAAGGTCATGGTAGTTATCTCTTTTTAGCAGTGAGTCACAATACCGTTTGAAGTAGCAAAACTGGTGGTAGGCGACCCTGAACAGGTAACGCCGTTCGGGAACGCGTTGACCTCTGACCAGACATCGTTCACACCATCCGTGTAAAGAATCACAGAGGTGTTGTTGGTAGAGCCCTGTGGGAGCACAACACCGGTACCGGTCGAACCGCCCGCGCCGTTGCTAAGCTTGACGGTGATGGTAAAAGCCCCCGTGGTGTTGTTCTGGAAGCCAATGCGACGACCGCCCTGGAGATACGTTCCCGCCGGGATGATGATTAACGCGTTGCTGGTCAGCGTACCGCTTAGCGCGCCCGTGCGGCTCCCAGGCGGCAGCGCCATGCCAGTGAGCTGCAGACTGCCGACATAGCCCGTGCCGCCGTAGACCACCGCAACTCCCGTGATCACACCGCTCGACACCGATGTGACGCGCATGATGGCGTCGCCGTTGCCGCCCACCATCACCAGACAGTCGCCGACCTGATAGCCCGAGCCGCCGGCCGCGATCGTGAGCACCCCCGAGATCGACCCACCAGAGGTGATCACTACGATCTGCGCACCTGTGCCTGCCGTGGCGAAGTTGTACGTCCCGCCAGTCAGGTTGGCGATCGGGATCGTAGCGCTGGCGGCAAGGACCGACTGCTTAGCAAAAGCATCCGTGGCAACGAGCGTGGAATTATCCAGGAAGCCCTGTGTGACAGCGCTCGTAGTGGTCAAGATGTTGTAGTTATTCACCTGCGCCAGCGCTAGGGCTGGCAGTAGAACAAGCAGAGCGAGGAATTTTTTCATCTTAACGCTCCAGGTTAGCGTCAACTGAGATGGTCATACTTGGGGTGGTGGCTCCTACCAGCTGTACACGCCAGACGGCGGGTAGCAGATCAGAGGCTGCGCCGTTTGCTAAGGTAGCGATACCTGGGTAGACCTTTAGCACCGTAATGCCCGTAGCGGAGATCGCAGGCCCTACCAAGATGTCATAATAGTTGCCGTACTCATCCTCGCCTTGGATATGAGGCGTGTAGGTACCTGACGTGTATGAGGTAACGTTGACGATGACATGCAAGCCTTTCCAGCTGGCATTTTGTTGATCGTTTGAGGTCAGCGTAGTGGCAGTTTGAGCGGCCAGGGGGAAGAGCGACGCCTGAACGTTAGCGACGTCCATCTGAGCGTGAGCGGGGGACAGGCACGCGGCGGCGAACCAGAGGATGGCGAGGGTTAGCAGTGATTTCATGACACGCTCCTTAAAAGTCAGGCAGCTCTTTGAACCCCAGGGCCTTGGCCTTGGGGATGAGCTTCTCGAGGTCCCTGCCGATGTCTGTGCGCAAGATCCGGTCCTGGTACTTGATCCGGTCCGCGACCGCGTAAGCCTCGGCGATCGCGTCGTGGACGTCAGAACCCTGCGCCGTGACCGTGCAGACGTACGGACCCGAGGTCTTATAGACCGGTTCTTTGACAATCTTCCCGCTCCGCCAGCACGGGCCCTCCTCGATCATCATCGCGGCGGGTGAGACGTACTCCCACACCTCCTCGATCCCGGTGATCACCGAACCCACGGCCTCGGTGTGATCCTTCGTCGGGGCTGGGTAGGGCGGCTTCGCCATGACCAGGCAGATCGCAGGCCGCTCGTCAACTTCGAGGCTGTCATGACCATCCACGACATCGTTCATCCACTCGATCGGGTCGCACCGGTGACAGTGGAGGAAGGCGAAGATCTCAGGGTAGCCGAACCGGGCCGAGACCTCGAACGGCACATACTTGCCCTGCTTCGTCACCGCACCGCCGATCGCAAAATCACCTACATGCCCCATCTCGACCAACATATCCTCGAACCTGAGCAGGTGGTCAGACAGGACGCTCTCAGCCGTGTCTGTGTAGTATTTCGTCAGGTCACCCATCTCACCGGTCGAGGGCCCGTAGTTCTCGTTCATCAGCTTCTTGTACTCGACGCTGACGTTGTGGGCCGCTGAGAACCCGTTGGGCCCGAGCCAGGCCGAGACCCCAAGCTCCATCAGCAGGTCAACCTTCTGCTGAAGCATCAGCTGGCCCTTGACCTTAGCTCCGCGAGCCTTGAGCGCCTCGAGAAACGACACCAGGTCCGCCGGGTCGTGCGCGACGTAGGTCAGGCTCTTATCCTCTTCGTCGCCCATGGGTTTCAGGACCATGGGATCCTGACACTTCCACGCGTACTTGAGACACTCGTCGAGCGTGGCAAAGGTCTGATACTCCGGGACCTCGAAGCCAAACTTCTCAAAGAGCTTCATGCCGAGGCCACGGTTGTGCTCCAACGCCATGCTCTTAACGCTCGGGCCGAAGATCCGCCAGCTGAGCGGCCGCCACTTGTCAAGCTTCGCCGTGACCTCACGATCGTTGAACATGTTCACCACGAGCCCGGTCTTCCCGACCCAAAGCATGGCTTTCGGCCAGTCTTTGACCTTTACGAGGCCAGGGAAGCCCTCGCCGTCGCGGGGCTGCTGCCCGCCCTCGCCTGGCTTCTGCCACCACTGCACCTCGTGCCCGGCTTCCGCAGCGCGGTAAGCCAGGTCGAGTCCCATGCAGTCCGGATCGATGATGAGAACCTTCACCTAGTCCTCCAAATAGCAGTTGCACACCTCGCGCCCGCACCGGCCGCAGGAGGTGAGCCGCTTAAAGAAGCCCTGTTTCATCGTTTCTTCCCCTGCTTCTGGATCTTCGCGCCCGATCTACGGGCCTGGCTCAGCGCCACGGCGACGGCCTGCTTGTTAGCTTTGGCCTTCCCAAACTTTTTCTCCGTGGCCGCGTAGGTCTTGCCGGTGTGAAACTCGGAGATGTTCTTCGAGATGGTCTTCTTCGACTTACCCTTGGCGAGCGGCATGGCAAACCTCACGAGTTAAACTTAGGGAGCGGTCGACCGGCGCGCGGCTTCGCTTCCTTACGTACCTGCTTCAGGTCCGCGGTGAGCGATCCCTTCGCCAAGCCGCCACGCTGCGCCGCTGCCAGGACCTTGGCCGACTTTGCTTTCTGCTGCTTCGGAACCTTCAGCTTCTTCGGTTTGAGGCTAGCCATCTCACTCTCCGTCATCCGGATAAGATGGTTTCGAAGCTTGCTGCGCGGACCGGATCACCGCTGCAGCGAGCTGATACTTCTTCGGGTCGTCAGGCTTCAGGTTAGCCAGCTCCCTCATGTCATCAACCGCCGTCGGGCTCGTCATCACCTGAGCGAGCTTGGCATAGGCCTTCCGACGGGTGAAGTCTCGCATGAAGTTTAGCACCGTCTTCGCTCCGGCGCTCTTCAGCTCGAGCGCCGCATCCACGGCCATGCGCCCCGCTTGACCCGCGACGTCCACAGCAGGCTTCTTGACCGCTCCGAGCCGTCCGGTCGCGTCGAGGACGTCGAGGAAGCGGCCGAAGCCCTCGTAAGTTGCCGTCGGGTCTTGGCCCTGCGCCTCCGCAACCTTCTGAATCATGGTACGAAGGTTCGTCCGTTCCTGCGGGGTACCCTCGAGCGCGTCGCGCAAGTTGACCCCGGCGCTCGGCAGCGTGCCGCTCCGCTGGGTCTTTAGCGCGCCGTTCAGCTTCTGCTCTAGGTACGATCGGACCAAGTTCGGGAACGCCGTCTTATCCACCTGACCCAGCTGATCAGCCAGGAAGCTGATCCGTTCCGGCGTCGCATTCTTGCTCGAGAGCTCACCGAACGCACGCGAAGCGATTGATTCCTTCTGGGCGTCAGCGCCGCGCCCCGCGATCCGTCCCACCGGGCTCTTGAGCAACGGGTCAACGACCTCACGGCTAATTTGTTCGTAAACCTGACGACCGGCTGCGATCGAGGGTGAAACGTCCTTGATGAGCCCGTCGAGCTGCTTGACGTGGTTCTTCAGCACCCCTGCCGTGGTCTTTTCTTCCGCGGTGGGGTTCAGGTTCAACGAAACCTTGTTGCGGTTCGCCTTGTACACGCTCTCGAGCTGAGACGGCAGCACCAGGGGCTTGCCCCCAGGGGCCAGCTCATCACGGTACTGGCGCAGGATTTTACCTTCTTGGGTGTACCCCGCCAGCCGGATGTCCTGATCAAGGTTGCTGAGGAACGAGTTGACCTTGCCCTGGATCGCCGGCAGGTTCTTCTGAGCCAACTGGTCCGCTGCTTGGTCAAGCTGGCGCTGCGAGGCGTCAAGCTGGGCCCGTAACTGCTTCGCCCGGTTGATCGCCTCGTACACCCCACCCTTCGCCTGATCCGCGGTGCCCTCGAACCGGGCCGCCTGGCGGGCGCGAATGTCCGTCACCGCCAGCTTGCCATCCTTGTTGTACCAGCCCTTCATGATCGATTGGTTCATGCGGTTGATCTGGTCGTTCACGAACGCGTGAAGCTTCCCGGCTACCTGGGTAGCACTGTTTGCGCTCTTCGTCAGGTCCACGATCTTTCCAGGGAGCGTGTCAAGCTGATCGCTGAGCTTGACCGCTTCCTGATCGCTCGCGCGCTGCCCCTGATAGTACGGCCCTGCCGCCTCGGTGCGGTACTCCTGAGCGTTCTTGACGACCTTCTCCGCCGCTTCCTGGGCCTGGTCCGCGGCTCCCTGGGCTCCGACGTTCTGGCCAACCTTGCCGACCTGCTGACGGGCGGTGGCCTCGACCTGAGCGTTCCGGTCGCGAAGCGCTGCGTCTACGGCCTGCTCGCCCTGCGGCGAAGCGAAGACCTGGCTAGCAAGTTCCTGAACCTTCGAACCCTGACGGAATGCCTCCGGCCCGACGAGCGGAACGCCCTGACGCTGGCTCTCGGTCAACAGGTTTCGAGCGTTGTTCCAGTCCTCGGGGGAGTTGTCAGCCAGCGCCTTCTTCAGCAGCACCCCCGCGTTGCGGGTTGCCCGGTCGGTCGATTGGGTAAAACCCGTGAGCGTGGCCGGCAGCGCGCCGCCCGCGAACCCTGCTACGAACTGCGCCAACGGACCCCCACCGAGCTCGCGAGTCACCCCAGCCGAAGCCGCCCCAGCCGCGCCTGAAGCCGTCTGAGCGGTCAGGTGAGAGCCGAGCTGCGTCAGTGCATTCTTCACGGCAGGGCTCGCAGCTACCTCGGCCGCGCTGCTTGCCGCCAGGCCTCCGGTTAGCGCTCCCGCCGCGCCGCTCTGAACGTCACTAAGCACGCGCTCGGTCGGGGTCTCCGGCTGCGGGAGCCCGATCGAGGTCAACGCGTTCTGGGTCACCTGGCTCGGCAGCTGGAGCTCAGGTACGTGGGCCCCAAGCGCGTTGACTCCTTTGATCCCGTAGTTGATACCGGTGTTCAGCAGGTCACCGAGGCTCGTCAGCGGGCTCAGCGCGCCCGCGACCGTGGCGCGGGCACCGAGGCCCAGGCCACGGAGGTCCTCCTGAGCTTGGGTCGGTTGCGGGGCCACCGAGGAAGCCGGTTGCTGCGACGGTTGCTGTTGGTCATCCGTAACAACATCACCTGAGTATGTTATGAATTTTGGGGCAGCAGCAGTTGACGCTGCAACTACCTTCGTCACATATTGCTTATCCTCAGCATAACCACCTGTCTTCAACGCGCTAGCAAACTTTGCTGCATCATTTCCGGCGTTTAAAGCACTCGGATATTTGTTCTTAATCAGCTTGACGTAATCATCAGCAAAATCATTAGCAGATCTGTAGTTACGATAAGAATCCGTAGTACCCGTTTGATTATCTTTAGCTTTCGTTCCATAGCCTTTGATATTACCAAGATTATTCGTGCCTGGGATAATGGACTTCCCCCAATTAGTTTCCTCACCCCACTGCCCCAAGATCACATTTGGATCAATCCCTAGTTCTTTTCCTGCTCGCTCAGCGGCCGATCGATAAGCCTTTTTGAAGGCGTCAGGGTTCCCCAGCTGAGAGCTGTCGTCTGGAATCACGTCGCCTTCATACACTTGAAAGGCCATTTAACTCTCCACGTAACGCTTACCATTCGGATCTTGCCACACATCTTTACCACCCGGAGTACGGCCGATCTTCTTCGATCCTGAGGGGAGGCCGGTCGGAACTACTCCGCCACCTTGAGCACCTTTCGGAGCCTTTTCGATAAAATCTCCAATTTTTGCATTCGGCTTCCCCGAGTTGCTGAAGTTGTCTAGGTCCTCGACCGTGAACGGGACGGACTTCTTCACGTTGCCGACGATCTTCTCGGCCAGGTCCTTGGCACTCTGCGGGGCACGGTCATTACTCGTCACCACGTCCATAGCACCTTCCACGATCTGCCGGGCCTCAGCTAGCTTGTACGCTTTCGTCAGGTTCGTGTCACCTTCCTTGAAAACGATCGCGTCCATCTGGTGCGTCAACGAGCCGCTCGGGGCCAAGCCTTGAGACTCGAGCGTGGCCAGGTTCCGTTGCAGGCCCGCGATCTTCACGTTGTACGTCTGCGCCTCTTGAGAGGTGACCTTGTTCGCCAGTTGCTCCTTCGTCGCATCAAGCAACGAGGGGCCTTGGCCACGACCACCGAAGATCCCGGAGCTTTGGCTCACCGGACCGCGTGCGATGTTTGAGATGTCTCGCACCGCCAGCCCTGCCGACGAGAGGGCGCGGTTCACGTACACAGCCTCACGCGACCCCATGGGGCCGCTGGTACCGGTACCTGCCGTTTCCTTCTTCAGGTGATCCGCGATCGCTTTCCTGTACTCGGGGGTATCCTTGCCATAGGTCTCGGCCGCCTCTTTCATGAACGGCGTTTCCTTCGCCGCGTCGGCTCGGGCGGTCTCGGCGTCGGCGATCCGGTTCTCGCGATCCTGAGCGAGCCTATCTTGCTCAGCCTGGTGCTGCTCCTGAAGGATGGTTTTGTACTGCTTCGAACCTGCGATGAACGCCCGGTTGACGTTCGGGTCAAACGGGATCCGCAGCGTGCGACCCTGCTCAGGCAGGAGCGTGCCACCTTTCACCGCGTCGTCAATGGCGTTGTTCCGCTCGTCGCTGACGATCTTCTGGGCCTCTTGCGGGTTCGTGCCCTGCTTCACCAACGTGTCATACCGCACCTGGGCCTGGGTCGCGATGTCCGTGAGCTTGTCGGCCTGGTTATCGTTGATGTTCAGCTGCAGCAACCGTTGGTGCATGAGGTTGGTAAGCGCGTCAGTCTTCGTCTTCTGAAGCTCTGCCAGGCTGTTCTGCAGCTTCAGCCCTACCTCCGGGCTCGCTTGGGTCACCTTACCCACGGTTGCGGGCGTCGGAAGCCCGGTGCTCGGGTCAATAGCTCCTGGCGCGCTCAGGACCCCCTTCAGCGCGTTCTGTTCCTGAGCCTGCTCCTGAGCTTGGCCCACCTGCAGCTGAGCCAGCTGGTTCCGATACTGCATTTGCTGATAGGCTTGGACGTCCTGAGCCGTGGGCAGCTTCGGAAATTGAAACGAGAGCGGGATGCTAGCATCGATACCGGCCATGACGTTACCCCGTGTAACCTGCGATAAGATCTTGAGGTGTGCTGGTGCTCAAAGCGCTGGAATAACCACCGTTGTTCCCCGTCGCTGAGATCGCGCTAAGGAACGCGGGGCTGTCGAAGAACGATTGCACACCACCCGAGAGCGCGTTGGCACTGCCCACGATCCCGGCCGCCTGGGCGTTGCCCGCGCCGATCTGGTTGCTGGCGATTCCCTGGCCCGTCGTGAGCGCCGCGTTCCCCACCCCTGCCGCGGAGGTCTGACCGAGCTGGGTCACACCGGTGAGACGGCTGAAGATGTTGTTCAGCTGCGTGTTCCAGTTGTTAAACTCCGTCTGGTACGCGCTCTGTGCCGACTGCTGGCCGTAGTTCGATAGCGCCTGCAGCGTCGCCCCGGAGTTCACGCCACCGAGCGCTGAGGCCTGGTTCGTGATCGCGCCCAGACCCTGGTTCAGCATGAACTGATACTCGGGATCCTGAGAGGGGTTGAACGTGAAGTTTTGTGCGCCAGCACCCGTTTGGTTCCCGAACGTCTGACCGCCGATCCCGAGGAAGCCCTGCAACGCGCTGAGCGCGTTGGTCCCGGCCGTCATGTACGGCTGAAGGTTTTGCTGAGTCTTATCAAACATTGCCAGCTGGGTCTGGTCAGCCTGGTTTGCCGCCGCCTGTTGAGCGCTCGCCGCGCTCGATGACGCGTTCGAGCCGATGACCGAGCTGCCGATCGCTCCGGTAGCTGCGATCGCCCCGCCAATGATCGGGGCCCACAGCGCGGTCAGAGCCCCGAGCCGGAGAGGAACACCGCCTACGGAACGAATCATGGTGATTACTCCTCGAGAACCTTCATAAAGACGCGATCCGTTTCCTGATAGCCCAGATAAGAGAACAACTTGCTCTTGTCAAGGTGGATCTTCGTAGTAGAGATTATAAGCCGAACCCCCCGTTGCCTCAAAGTCTTTTCCGTTGCCTGAAAGAGCCTCAGCGCAGCCCTCGGTTTCGCCCGCTGGACGGGGTCCAGGTAGTAGATGTCGGTAAAAGCCACCAGCGTGGAGTTGTAATGCAGGTGGGTCTTCACCAAGCTCGCGTGGTACCCGACGAGCCGACCGCGCTCACGGGCCGTCACCACGTGAAACATGCCAAGCTGCTCGAGCTCCAGGTACCCCTTGACGTCGGGGTCAAAGGGCACGGCCTCTTTGTTCACGCCTACCTCCTCCCAGTGAGCGCACAGGAGCGGCAGCGCCTCCTCATAGGTGTCAGCGAAGCGCTCGACCTGATAGGTGATCACGGCCGCCCCCGGTTGGTGTGAATGTCCACGATCAGGTGGATCCGGTCATCGGTACCGTTGTTGATCACCTCGTGCTCGGCCTGGTTCTGGAACCACCAGACCTCGCCGGTCCGCATGCAGATGGTCTCGTCACCTGCGTTGAAGAGGCAGCCGGGCGAGGACTGGAGCACCACGTGGAACCGCTCGTAATAGGCCGCGTGGTCACCCGTGTCAGTGTGGCGGTAGATCCTCTTGCCGGGAGCGAGCTTCGTCAGCAGCACGCGGCCGATCCTGAACCCCTTCACCTTGGCATTGAGCGAATGAACGATCAGCTGAGCTTCGGGCAGTTCGTCCCAAGCGGGGTAGCAGACGGATTCGTGCTGGTCAAGAAACTCGTCACGGGCCTCAGTCGGGTCGCGGCCCTCAAACGGCTTCAGGTCGTTGAACCGCAACCAGATGTCGCTCACCTCGGCGTGCGGGGTGCGAGCGTGCGTGGTCCTCAACTTGTACTGATCCCAAAGATACGGCTTTTGCTGAACCGCCAAGAGGAGCGGCACGATGTCAACACCCTCGCCCAGCCTCAGAAAGTTTTTCATGATCTTTTGCTCACCGTTATGCTACCCCAACCTCGCCCTCAGCTTCCCAGGTCAGCGAGGTGTTCGCTGAAGCCAACCCCGTCAGGTAATCCCCGACGTCCAGCCGCAGCAGTCCGTACCAATCCACGTAGTTCCCAGCGTTCCCGTTGGCGGGGATGCTGGTGCTGTTGAACGCCACCTCGGTACCGGCCACCGAGCCACCCGACGCACCCAGGAAGAGCGACACCGTGGCCGCCGCGTTCGATTTGTTCACCACCCTCATGTGACGGATGGTGACGTAGGTGTTAGCCGTCACCCCGCGCAGGCCCGCGCCACCTGAGAGCGTAGGCGGGCTCAGGAGGTTGTTGGCGGACGTCGTCAACGCCACGGGGCCAAACCGATCTACCTTGTTCGAAGCCATGAAACCTCCTTACTGGGGCATGATAAAGCCCTTCACATACACCTTCTGGATGCCCGACGGGATCGCTGAGGTAAAGGTCAGCGTCCGACCACTCAGCGAGAACTGGTCCGCCCCCTGCCAACCCGCGTCAAAGGCCACGATCAGGTTCGCCGCGGAACCGTAGCCCTGCGAGAGGGTCAGGCTGGTCGTGGTACCGCCGGTAAAGTCAACCCCCGCCGCGAACCCGTACGTGCCGCCGCTGCCCTTCTCGTCGTACCACCCTCCGGGCACGACCAACCCAGGTCTGACGAGCGGCTCGTCGGGCTCGGGAACGTCTAGCACGAGCACCGGTCCCGTCGCGCCAGGAGGGCCGATCGGACCAGTAAAACCCATCGGGCCAGGTGGGCCGGGAACGATCACCGGCTCCGACTCGTTGGCGTCGTCAAACCCTAGCGCCACGGGAGGCGCGACTGCGTTGACCACCGACCCCGCGCTGTTCTGCGCGATCAGCACGATGGCCTTGTACCACTCCGGCGTAAACAGGTTCGGCAACCCCAGCAACGGCGGGATGGTGTACCTGGGGCCACCGTAGTTGGCAGTCATGCCGGACTCACGTCAAGATCGGCCCCGATCAGGCACTGTGGCACCGGGTCGACGCCAGAGAGTTCAAAGATCCGATCCATCCCGCCGCCGCGCTTCGATGACCCCATGCGGCGGAACAGCACCCGCGCGCCGGTTGCGCCCTGCTGGTTACCGTCGGTCCACTCCTCGTTCGACCAGTTGTAACCACCGTCATCCGAGTAGCGCAGCATGAACTGCGGGTTGGTATCGGGGGTGATCCCGATCCCGGTCTGACAATCGATCTGCAGGTTGTCGTAACGCAACGGGTCAAACGACTGCTGGTCCGGCGGGAGGGCTCGCCAGCTGCGGAGCCACTTCCGCGGCGCACCGTTATCGGTGAAGACGTTGGTGCTCAATGAATACAGGTTGCCGTTCTGGAAGTCCCCCACCACGTGAACCCCGTAAGCCGAAGCGTGACAGTTGCTTTGATGCCGACTAAAGAGCCCGTTGCTAAACGCCGCGCGCTCGTGCCAGAGACGGGTCACCCCATCAAAGCAAAAGGTCATGTTACCGGTCGGGAAGGTCAACACGTAGAAGACGTGGCCCGTGTCCTGGTACACGTAGCCGATCGCGTCGCTGATCGTGCTGAAGCTCTGGATCGCGATATTGATTGAAAAGGTCGAGATGGGCATCGCGCTGTACCCGTTCGACTGGTACACCACGCCCTGACCCTGCTCGTCTTGACCCAGCCAGACGATCGTGTCACCCATGCGGGCGATCGAGCTAGGCGCGACGCAACCCTCGGGCATCTGAACGCCTTGCAGACGCTGAAAAGCGAACCCTGGCAGACCCGCGTTGACCCACACCTCAGTCACCGTTTGCTTAAAGAGCCAAACCTCACGGTGGATATCAAACATCGTGACGATCTGATCAGGGGTGGAATCAGCTGAGGAGAAGTTCAGCGCGGACCAGGTGGTAAAATCGTTCAGGTCCGACTGCCACCACTGGTTAGTGCCGGCGTCGTTCACCACCCCAAACCCGTCCTGATACGAGAGCGAGGTAGGGGTGATCCCAAGCGTGCCCGGCAGCACCTGGGTGTAAGCGGCGGTAGCGAAGACGTAGCACCAGGCTCCTACACCGTCGACGATCAGCAGCTGGGTACCGTTGTCCACCAGCTTCGCGTAGCCGGTCAGCGAGGTTACCGCGCCGATCACCGTCGCTTGCCACGAGCTGCTTACCTGGTAGACCGCCGGACCGGAGACGATGTACAGCACCCCGTTCGAGGCCAGGTACGCCTGGCGGATCGGGCCGGATCCGACCGTAGCCAGCAGCGAGAGGCCGGGGCAGTTGTAAAGCGCACCAACGTCCTTTCCCTCCTTCGTCTCAACGAGCTCAGGATAGAGGTTGACGCACCGGTTGTAGGCCAGCTCTCGGGAGCGCCCGACGTACGTGCCACCGAGAAACGGGGTCTTTGCCATGAACTACCCCAAAACCTTTTGAAGGTCCTTCAGCTTCTTCTTGCCGTGCGCCTTGGCGGCGCGATGGCGCGGCTTGTCGCTCTGAATCTCAGCGGCCTTCTGAAGGTGATAGAGGTCAGACTGCGGGTCGTGCTCCATGATCGTCGGGACCAACGTGGCCTTCAAGCTCGCGTTGCGCTGGTCCGCGTACCGCTCCATGGCCGACTTCGGGCGACGCGTGGACTTGTTCATAGACGCCTTGCTGTCGTTCTTCGGCGCTTGGCGCATCTTCATGGGACTTTGCTTTTTCATGGTACGCTCCAAACATGATTAACCAATCCAACGGATCGAGCGAGCTGACGAGACCGAGGCCAAACATTATTGATAGCGCCCTGAGTAGATGTTGAAGTTAGGCTGCCCGCTCTTCGTGATCTCCTTGTCAAACTGAGCCACGTTCGTCCGCTTGTTCGTGCGCTTCACGTTAGCCTTCGACCACCTCGCGATATCCTTCACATCTTGGGAAACCAGGGCGTTCTTGCAGAACGGCCCGAGCAGCACCGCCAGGTTAGACTCGATCACCAGCTCGTAACCGGGCGGGAGGGCAAACTGCTGCACCAGGTTGGCCATATCGCCGAACTGAGCATACGAATCAAAGAAGAGCGTGTACCCGATGATCGGCGTGGGCCAGAGGTTGATGATCCCCAACGGGAACTGAGGGTCATAGAACAGCGTGTCAGGGATGTCTGACGTCGTCGTCGGGCCCCGGTTCGCGATCTGGTTCCACTGCTCACGCGTAACCACGTCTACCCGGTAGTTGTTCTGGTTAAAGTCCTGCAGGTACGCAGCCCCCGGCCCTTCCATGATCCGGATCGGCCGCTGCTGAGTAATGTCCGCGCCACCGCTGGTGCCGATTGAGTACGAGCTCTTTCCAACAACCAACGGAAAGTTCTGTTCGGTGATCGCGAAGCACGTCAGCGACTCGTTCGACCACGAATCGAGCATCATGTTCAGCTGCTGAAGGCCGAGCGCTGAGTCAGCAGCCGTCAGCGTCTCGTTCGCGCCCAGGTAGCCGATCATTTGATACGCAGCGGTGATGAGCTGAAGCGCCGTTGACATGACCTGCTCCCGTGATTACTTCCGCTTGCTACCTCGACCCGTCGCGGCGGTCTGCTCCGTCCCTTCGTCAACCGACGCATCACCCGAGGGCTCGTCGTCGTCGCCGTCTTCAGACGCGTTGGCAGCCTCACCGGGGTTTGCGTACCACGCGCCGATGAGCTTGCCCTGCGCGACCTCGTCCTTGACCAAGAGCGAGCGCACCTTCACGTGCTCGCCGGACTCGGCCAGGATAACCATGTCGCCCTCGTCGTCATCGCGCGTGTAGAGCCAGCGCGGGAACTCGACGTGAGTATGGTGAGTGGGCTTGTCCGCACCCATGATCGATGACAGGTAGGCGTCTGGATCCGACACACCGTTTGGCACGTAGCCCTTTGAGGCGTAGTCAGCCTCTTGGTCCTTGTTATTCACGTAGACCGGAGGAAACTTCGCCGGTTGGCCGGGGGCTGCCTTGATCGTCTGGTGAGTAACGGGGTCGATCGTATCACGAGAGAGCACGGCCGCCTGGTACTTCGGGTGACTCATGGCCTTGGGGTATTCTTGGAACGCCATCGCAAACTCCTGAAGGTGAAAGGGCAGGGACCTTAATTGAAGAATTCCTTCAGCTTATCGAAGACGTCCTGCGTCAGGTTGTGAAATTCAACGGGGATCTCCGCCATCAACTTGTTGATCTTGCCGACCGCGACGTTCAGCTCAGCGTCGATCTCGGTCAGCTCTTGAGTGAGCTGCTGCTGGACCTGATCACGCTTGGCCTGCAGCTCCGTGATCTGAGCTTCGAGTTCAGCTTTCATGGCGCTTCTCCTTGGGGCAACTTTGATGAAGAACTTCAGGTTGAATAGGTTCATGAGACCACCCGGCGTCCGTCGGACGGGTCGACGGTGACGATGTGAGCGTCTTTCCAACCCTTCAAACGACCGCGCATGATGGCAAGGTTGGTCTGCTCGACCAACCCGTTCAGCGCATCTTTCACGTCGACACGGGGGCCGATCGGGATCTCGTGGCCGGCAGCGGTGTCGGTCACGAAGACCTGATAGGTGGTGACCTGACCGTTCATACGACCACCCCGGCCACCGCGTCACGGCGGATCAGCAAGAGACCCGGCTCCCTGGTCACGGGGACGCTGCAG